CGCAGCGGATGAGGTGGTGAATGCGATCCGATTGAGCGAGGGCGCGTTTATGTCGTCCGGTAACTGGACACGTGTCGGCGATACCTGGTTACAACAGCATAGTCTCTCTTATAAGAAATCTACCATTGAGGAATGGTATCAGTTATTCACTGCGTCAGGCACGTTCATGGTGATTGAAGGCGGACAAATGATTGAGGTGCGTGATTTTACCGATGTTGGAAGTTCAGAAATTCATAAAACCTACGATTGGGTCTTGAAAACTCTAGGAGAAAATCTTAACCATAACTAAAAGAATGTCTCCCAGAATCTTATTCGCACTCATTATGTTGGGTCTTTTACTCTTAGCCAATCTCTTAATGATTAATGGCTTCACTAATTACCCAATTAGTGCCGAAGGTTTCATTGACTATTTGGACAACGCCGCACCAACTGGAGATAAGTACCAATCAATTGGTACATACGATAACATCGTAGAAAAGCCAGCCAACGGATTATCTAACTGGCGTGGACCAGCACCAAATGAACCACTCTTAGGCCCCGATGTAGAACTCGGTCCCGACAATCTCTTCATGTTCAAGAACAACCAATGCAAGCCTGAATGCTGCCCAGCCAGTTTCAGTTGCGGAAGTGGTTGCGTCTGTACAACTGCCAAACAGCGTGACTTCATTGCCAGCCGCGGAGGAAATCGTAACGCTCCTACCGATCTCTAAACACCTACACATAGCCATAACCCGATTACTCTCATAATATGCTATAAGCATATACTGATAGTTACTCTTTTCGGCGAACTTTGCGCGTATGTACGTAGCGGCGACGTCCGGCGGCACGATTAGCGGCCGATTCGCGTTCTAAATCATATTCAACTATGCGAAGTTTGGTTATGATTTCTCTGATACGAGAGCGTACGATTTCGTACTCTGCCTCGGAATAGTATATAGTTTTAACATCTTCAATATCCATTGGAATACTATTTAAGATGTTAAGCGCCATCTATAGGTTCAATTAATTAAGAATCGCTTAGATTCCCTTACCTGTGAAAGCGTTATTGAGTGTTGCACCGACAAGAGGGCTGTTTATCTGTGTGAAAGCATCAGAGATTGGGGTGCCGGCAGTGAGGTTTCCTTCGTCGGGAGCACCACCCTGTGGCATCAACGATCTATTCAAAGTCTTGAGGGTAACCGATTTAGCTTCTTCTAATGCTTGTGCGGGCTTGACGTAGTTAAATTCAGACTTTTCACGGACCGGTTCATTTGTTTCTTGCATTTCGACGTAGTTTTCAAAGAATTCCTTAGAGTTCAAATCGACTGTATGAATGCGACTCATGAGACCTTCGCCCATACATTTACGATAGTGTACGTGAGGTTGTATTGACTTGAAAGGTACACGGTATGGTTGTGGTTTGCGTACTTTGAGTTTGGCCATGCCGGCTTGATCACCGACTGCGACACCAGCATTACGGAAAGATAAGTAGGCGTGTTGCCAATCATTGAGTTCATTCAAGTCTTTGTTAGCAGGTTCAGCAGCCCAATAGAGCACTTTTACACCGGGACCGACTAAAACATCAACGGAAATGTCGGCGTTCTCGGGGGTCTGTGGAGTTAATACAGAGCAAGGGACGTAAGTCTTACCAAGGAATGGTAAGTAACTATCACGATGTAAGCCGATTAAGAGAGCGGCAATACCGACAGCGGCAAAGATGGCGTTAGCGAGTATTACATTACGACCGGTAATGTATGTAATAAAGTCTTTTCCCATAAAACTCTTGACTCCCCAGTTGAGACCGCCTATTACAAGTAGAACCATGGCAATCATATATATTTTCGCATTCCAATAATGGCTGGTTCTCATTCTCTGTTATTAGGCGGCTAAAATCAATTTGTAAATAGGCGTATTTGCGGGAATATCCTTCGCCGCACAACGGAATTGGGCGAATATGGGTTGCTCAACTTGTACTTTTGGTACTGCGTTATGTACTTCAGCCGCTAAAGCACGATAGAGGTCAAAATCAGGGTAGCGTTCATCCCCGCTAGGTGTGCGTAAGACGTTTTTACCGTTGTCGTCGGTAAGCCAATCCCATAGTAAATTGTATACTGGACTGATGGTTTCGGTATAGAGTTTAGTACCTTCGCGACTCATTGTTCGGACCGGTGAAGCAGCGGCGGGTCGGTCAGGAAAGAGGGATTCTATTAATGATACGGCAAGACGACATAAGTCAAAGGATGTATTGGGTTCTACACGTTTTCCTTCGGCGGAGTCGTAAAATGGTTCGCAGTTGTATTGTGAAGCGGCATCGTTGCCTGGGAAAAATGCGTCGGAAATGAAAAAACCGACACCAGGAACTGTAAATGAAGCACGACCGAAGTCGATGATTTTCATAAGACGTCCGTATGTAGGAACTTTCATATACCACGATTCTTTACCTTTGACCACATGATAATACATATCGGTGACACCTGTACCACTCCACATCACATTGTTAGTATGTAGGTCGTTATGGACGAACCCAAAGTAGTATTGAGCGGCGCATAGACCGGCGATCACTTGGAATAACCAGGCTGCCCATCGAGCGTCTTTCGTTTCCAACATTTTGGCGTCTTCTTCGTCTTCTGCGTCAAGAAGTTCATCCATTGTGCCATGAGCACGTTCAAGTAGCGAGACTTGGACAGGGAAATTAGAAAACTCTACAAACTCTTCTGATTCGTCACTATAATCGCTATCATCGCTACCCATTTCCATATCGGAGTGGGAATCTTCGGAACCAGAAAGACGTTTGAGTCGCAAGCGGGGATTTTCAAGTTTTACGGGTATTTCATTGGTAGTAACGGGTTCCTCTTCGCTCACTTCTATGCCATCCATACCTTCAATAATCACATCATCCATACCGTAACCGTCAATATTTACAAAATCGTCTAAGGCAAGTGTTTCACCTTGCTGTGTGAAGAGCGATTCGATAGCACGTTTCGATTCGGCACGTTCTTCGGTTTCCGCATATTTGAAAAGACCGAGTTTTTGGTTCATTTTCCACCAGGGTTTGCGACGAAGAGAATCGTATTCTTCGGAGATATTGTAGAGGTATTTTTCAACACGGCCAGAAAATGTTCCGTAGCATTGACACCAATGAGGGGATAATCCACTTTCCGCTAGTTTAGATGCGTATAATGCAAATAGGGCATCGACATACGCTTCGTTGAGCGGATTATTTATTTTCATAAGTGTGTTGCGCCAGAGTTCGCTAGGAGCGGCAAGTGCGCCGTCGTCAGGCAACACGTAGTTTCCTTCCATCATGTTTAATGGATCCAATAAATGAATACGTTTGATGAAGACTTCTCGTTTGCTGCCGTCCTTTAATACGATTGCACCAACAAAACTATTATCTGGTTCACGTTCTAATCCGGCGACCAATTCACCGCTAATACCTAGCCACCAAGTTCCATCCTTTATTTGTGAGGATTTCAGGTTTGAGAGCAGTTTTTCGAGTGTAGAAAAATAGGGTTGTACTTTTTTGAACTCTGTTAAATTATCGCGTATAACATTTGGTATAGTTGTTGGAGAGACATAGCCTGAAATTAAGAGACTTGATGGAAGTTCTAATACGGCAGGTTTAGCAATGCGGACATCGTTAGATTCACGACTAGTGCTACCAGTATTATGACCACCACCACGGCCACCTCTTCCCCCACGACCGCCTCCTCGAACACCGCCTCTAGGTTTGCCACCATCGCGTTTTCTATTTACAGGCATTTCTAAAAAAGGATACCGGGTCAATTTATATCGCTTTTACGCGTAGACGCGTTAATTTTAAAATGGTTGTTTGTAGATATTAACATAGAATGAGTGCTCCGGTACGTAATGGTATGTCTTTAACAGCAATGATGCCAAATATGGCCGAAACCGCCTCTAATCGTCCCACCATGAATCTTCGTCTTTCAAAGTTTAATATGAATATGGTTCCCGATGACGGTGTTGTATTGTTTATTGGTCGCCGTGGTACGGGTAAATCTTGGCTCATCAAGGATTTGATGTGGTACAAACAGAAGTTTCCTATTGGAACTGTGTTTTCGGGTACAGAAAGTGCTAACGCTTTCTACTCGTCGATGGTTCCAAGTTTGTTTATTCACGAAGAAGTGCGACCACAGACGGTTGAAAATGTATTGAAACGACAAGAACAGATTACAAAACAGATACGAAAAGAGACGGAAGTTCGCGGTTCATCTCAATTAGATCGTAAGGCTTTCATTATTATGGACGATTGTTTATACGATAATAAGTGGGTGAACGATAAATGGATTCGTTCTCTTTTTATGAACGGTCGTCATTACGGTTTGCTCTATATCTTAGCCATTCAGTACGTTATGGGTATTCCACCGGTCTTACGAGGACAAGTGGATTACGTATTCATTTTACGTGAAAATCAGGTGAGTGCCCGCCGTCGTATTTACGAACAATTTGCCGGTATATTTCCAACATTTGAACTCTTTTGTCAAATTATGGATCAATGTACTGAAGATTACGAATGTTTAGTTATTCATAACGGTGCTCATACAAATAAGATTGAAGATTGTGTATTTTGGTACAAGGCTTCACCACATCCTGACTTTAAGATTGGGTCACGGGATCACTGGTTGCGTTCAGCGGAATATGAGCGTCAGAAGGAGTTGGCGGAACAGGTGGGGGAGACTGGTGCGACAATGTTGACAACTGGGGCCGCAACGAAGGGTCCTCTGCTTCAGGTACGTAAGTATTAGTTCTATATAATCGTTGCCATTCCCGAAAAAAGTTTAAGTCACGACGAGTCCATCTGCGCCCTGTAGAGCGAGGATTAAACGGATTTTTCCATAGATAACCTGAATGTTCCGCATCTAGATGTAAACGAGCCAGTTCTCTTAGAGCATCCTCAATTTCACGTCTACGCATTTGTATTCTCATAGTAAAAAGGACTTTAGACCATTATTTGAGTGTTTGATACTGTGTAGCGATGTAAACCGCATTTTTATAGCCTAGGGCATGTAACTTTTCTGTCGCCATTCGCGCCCGTTGACCTGTATTACAGTAAGCTAGTATACGTATATTTTTGTTAGGATACTTATTAGGCATTATTTTATCAAGATCGGCGCTTTGAATATGAACGGAGCCAGGATAAAAACCGAGTGTATCTCTTTCAAAATTAGTACGAACATCTAGAATTAAGTCTACTTGGCCGCGTCGGATACGTTCTTTAGCTTCATCAGCAGAAATTAGATATGGTGAATCTATAGCATATGTGTAAAGTTTGTAAATAATTACGCAAATAAGAATGATAACTAAAATAGAAAGTAGGGAGGTAGTGTATTTCATTTAACTTATTAAGGCATACGAATTTATTTGAAGAGCAACGTCCTCAGCAACAAGATAAAGTACAAGTATTGTGTTATATCTTGTTAGAAATTTAGAAGTTTAAATTACAATTTTAGGCGATTTAAGCAATTTTCTTGCCATCTTCAGAAATGAGTGTGTTTTCGTTAGCGCCGGCACCAGATGCGAGTGCGGCAGCGGCAGAATCAACAGAGCGTGTTACTGAGGCAACAACGGCTGCAGCGGCTGCTTCGGCCTGTTCACGCTTACGCTTCATGAATGGATCTTCATCACCGAACATATCAGTATTTGGCTTGGATTCATCCTTAACGCCAGCACCGAATGTTGGTTTCTTAGTTTTAGCTTCACCCATACGGAGTACCTTGTGTTCAGCGTATAATTCATCACGCTTTTGTTCGTTTTCCTTATACTTCTTCATGAGGGTATTGAGTTGGTCGTCGGCGTATTCTTGGTCGGCGATATCGTGTGGTTCTGGGTCCCATGGGAGCCAGAATCCGACTTGACCAACGTAGACGTTGAAAGAGGGGTCCAACTTTTGAAGTGTTTTACAACGATGGACGGCTTCATTGTATGTATCGTATACACCACGGACTTTGACACCTTGTACAGTTGTACGGAAGTCGTTTTGTGCGAAGAATTCGTCTTCAAGACGCTTACGATTCTTGAATAAGAATGTTTCGTAATCTTCTTTGACGGCACCTTCGCGGAAGTCGGCAACTTTGGTTTTGACGTAGACGCTCATATCTTCGGCAATATCGGTTGTCAAATTACGACGGACATCTTTGATGATTTGTAAGGCACCACTGAGGTCAGATATAACTTGGAGAGCACCGCTGAGGTCGCCTGCGGTGAGTTTATCCTTTTTGATGAGTGCGTTTTCTACGGCATCCTGGACTTGAGATGCGGCTTCTTGAACCTTTTGGACTTCGGACATGACAAAGCCTTCGGTAGACTTAATCTTATATTGCATTTCATAGTCTTTGAGGAATTCGGTAAAGAAGAAGAGATCCTTGTTCTTCAATACCTTTTGGGGACTGATGAAACTGAGAGCAACATAGTGTTGTCCCGGAATTTCTTTATCGGCTTCTAAATACACTTCCTTTGATTCTTTGTCGGTGTCCGCCATAGTTTCTAGACCAAAGAACGAAATATATCTTTAAACTTTACCGCAAGTGGCCTAATTTTTTTCCTTGCCCGGAGTATAAGACAAATGGACGGCTTCAA